GAACTCCCATTCTATAGATTCGAGTTATTATAAATAAACCTGAACTCTAATGGACTTTGTATAGGAGAAAACAAAATGGCATTTCAAGTTAGTCCAGGCGTAAATGTCAGCGAGATTGATCTGACGACAGTAGTACCTGCTGTCTCTACAACGGAAGCAGCTATTGCTGGTCCATTCCGCTGGGGTCCAGTCGCTGAGCCAATCTTGGTTAGTTCAGAAGATGAACTGGCTAATCGTTTTGGTAAGCCGACCAATGTAAACGCAGAAACATTTATGACTGCAGCAAACTTCCTCGCTTATGGCAACAAGTTGTTTGTTGTTCGTGCTGTGAGAGAGACAGACGGTTCAGATAGTACAGTATTCGCAAAGAATGCTCATTATTCAGAATCAAATAGCACACCGATTGTTATCAATAACAACGATGATTATCTTTCAGATAACGCAGATGGTGAAGTAGGTTATGAATGGGTAGCAAGATATCCAGGTGACCTTGGTAACTCACTTGGTGTTTCTGTTTGTGATAGCGCTACAGCATATGAATCAACATTCACTGGTGGGTTTCTTGCAAAAGATTCAAGCATCATTCAAATGACTGGTTATAACTTTACTGGTAATACAGCATCCGCTAACGGTTTGGCAGACTTTACTCTGGCAACAAGTGTTGATGACCTCGTATATGCTGGTTCAAAGTTCCTTGGTAAAGCTACAGCAGTTACATCAAACACAATCACTCTGGATACCACATACACAGGTACAACGCTTGGTTTGGCAAATACATCTAGCAGAGCCGCCTTTACAACCAAATGGCAGTACTGGAACAATGTATCAGGTGCTCCAGGTACATCCGCTCAAGGTACTACCAAAGGTGTAGCAGGCGACCAACTGCACGTTGTTGTTTATGACAGCAATGGCGAATGGTCAGGTACAAAAGGCACACCGCTGGAAGTATTTGATAAAGTAAATAAACTTAGCGATGCTAAACTTGCTGATGGTACAAACAACTACTACAAGCAGGCTGTATTCAATAAATCAAAATACATCCATTGGTTGGGTCATCCAGGCGCTGACACAGGCAACTGGGGTTCAACATTTAATGGTGTTGTAGCAGCTTCTAACAATGTTATCGGTACAAACATTACAACATACAGAGACCTTACAGGTGGTCACGATGGTGGTAAGGGTGTTACTGAAAATACAGAAGAACTTATTGTATCAGCAGCTGATGTTATGGGTGTTGAAGCAGGTAAAGGTTACTCAGCATTCCGTGATGTAGAGAACATTGATGTATCATTGATTCTGGCTGGTCCAAATCGTGGTGATGATGCTCAAAAGGCAACGGTTGCCAACTACATCATCGACAACATTGCTGAATATCGTAAAGATTGTGTAGCATATATCTCAGCACCTAAGTCAGAAGTCATTCAAGACTTGATTGACTTTAGGAATGCCCTTACAGCATCTTCATACGCTGTATTGGATAATGGCTACAAATACCAGTATGACAAGTATAATGACTTGTATCGTTTTGTTCCATTGAACGGCGACATTGCTGGTCTGTGCGTAAGAACAGATCTTGAAAGAGATGCTTGGTTCTCACCTGCTGGCTTCAATCGTGGTTCAGTCAAGAACATCGTCAAGTTGTATCACAATCCAAACCAAGCTGATAGAGACCTGATGTATCAAAACGACATCAACCCAGTAACAACATTTGCTGGTCAAGGTACTGTATTGTTTGGTGACAAAACGCTACTTGGACAACCAAGTGCATTTGATAGAATCAATGTTCGTAGATTGTTCATTGTTCTTGAGAAAGCAATCAGCACGGCATCTAAGTTCTCATTGTTTGAATTCAACGACGAATTCACGAGAGCCCAGTTCCGTAACTTGGTAGAGCCATTCTTGCGTGATGTACAAGGTCGTCGTGGTATTTTTGACTTCCGGGTAGTTTGTGACGAAACAAACAATACTGGTGAAGTTATTGACCGTAACGAGTTTGTTGGTGACATTTATGTCAAGCCAGCCCGCTCAATCAACTTCATTCAGTTGAACTTCGTAGCAGTGAAAACTGGCGTAGAGTTCTCTGAAGTTGTTGGTCAGTTCTAATAAATAAGAGAGCAAGGAGAAAACAAAATGGCTTTTAATGTCAATGAAATCAAAGCACAACTGGAGTTTGGTGGTGCAAGACCTACTCTCTTCCAAGTTCAAATCACCAACCCAGCAACATCTGCTGCAGATTTGAAAGCGCCATTTATGATGAAAGCCTCAACAATGCCTGAGTCTAGCTTAGGCTTCGTGGAGGTTCCATACTTCGGTCGTAAGATTAGAGTTGCTGGTGACAGGGTATTTGCGCCTTGGTCAGTAACAGTAGTCAATGACGAAGACTTTCTAGTACGTGATGCAATGGAACAATGGTCAAATAGTATCAATGCTCTTCAGCGCAACGTTAGAGGTACAGGTTCATCATCGCCTTCGTCATACAAGTCGGATGCTCTGGTCAGCCAGTTCTCTAAAACAGGTGAATTAGTTCGTCAGTATAAGTTTGTTGGTGTATTCCCAACGACTATCGCACCTATCCCACTTTCTTGGGAAGCGACTGACACAATTGAAGAGTTTGATGTAGAATTCCAGTATGACTATTGGGAAGTATCAGCAGGTACAACTGGCAACGCTGGTGGTATCTAAAAGCTCTATTGATCGCTGAGCGATAAATAGTATATAATGTTAAGGAGCTAAAATGGCACAGTTTTTCGGGATTGAAATCCGTCGATCCAATCAAGAGAAAGAAGACGCACCGTCAATCGTCATCCCTGAGTCGGATGACGGTGCTCTCGCTCTTGCTGCCGGCCCTGGTGGTTATGGTCAGTCAATGGATCTGGAAGGCCAGGTTAAGAACGAAGGTGAGTTAGTCACTAGATATCGTAAGATGGCAATGCATCCAGATGTGGATTCTGCTATTGATGATATCGTAAATGAGTCTATCGTAACAAGCGAAGAAGAACCAATCAGCGTCAATCTTGACGATGTAAAGGTTACCGAATCAATTAAGAAAAAGATTACTGAAGAGTTCAATGGTATTCTTGCTATGATGAACTTTCAGCATAGCGCATACGATACTTTCCGTAAGTGGTATATTGATGGTCGTAGTTACTATCACATTGTCATTGATAGAAATGACTTGAAAGATGGTATCAAAGAACTTCGTTATATTGACCCTCGTAAGATTCGTAAAGTCAAAGAGACTAACAAGAAAAAAGATCCAAAGACTGGTGTCACAGTAACAGAAGTTGCAAATGAGTACTTCGTTTATAACGAAATGAGTTTTAAGCGTGGTGTCAATAATATGGGTACAAGTAGTGTTGACTCACAAGGCGTCAAGATTGCTAAAGACTCCATCATTCATTGTACATCTGGTATTACAAATGAAGAGAACACAATGGTTCTCTCACATCTACACAAAGTAATCAAGCCGCTGAACCAACTTCGTATGCTGGAAGATGCTGTTGTAATCTATCGTATCTCAAGAGCACCAGAACGCCGTATCTTCTATATCGATGTTGGTAACCTTCCTAAGATGAAGGCAGAGCAGTATCTTCGTGATATGATGGTCAAGCATAAGAATCGTTTAATCTATGATGCCAATACTGGTGAAGTAAGAGATGACCGTAAGT